AATGATTTTGGACGACAAAAATTACTTATTTGTCAAGTCTCGTTTAGAAAATACATTACTTATTTATCCTGAGATTTCAATACATCCAATTAGCTATTCTGCTGGACGCTGGTACGACGAAACCATTAAACAGGAACTAATACCAATTAGCGAGCAAGAGTTTAAAGACGAGTTTACAAAAGCAAGTGTTGAACTATTAAACTATTTGAATTGATGGAATCGACCGACTCTCAAAACGCACTTATCAAGGGATGGCTTTTAAACGGCCATTCCCTTACTCAGCTAGAAGCTTTGACCCAGTTTGGATGCTTCAGGCTTGCGGCTAGGATTGCTAACCTTAGAGATAAGGGTTTTAATGTAGAAACCGACATGGTTACGCTAGAAAATGGAAAAAGAGTTGCACGATATTTTATAAAACGATGACACCTAAAGAAAAAGCTATTGAAATTTATACTAAAATGTATAACGAAGTTTATGCCTCTTATGGGACTGATTTTTTAGCGAAACAATGCGCTTTAATAGCGGTTAATCAACTTGTTGATGAAATTATTTCTTTTGATTCTCAAATGTCAGAAGCAAGGCTTTTCGATAAAGATTTAAAATATTGGTTAGAAGTAAAAAAAGAAATCGAAAAGCTATGACACGAGAGGAAATAATAATAGAACTCAACCACAGAGCAACCCAAAAGTATTTGGTATACTTGGCCCTCCAGGAAATCATGCTGGATTATTACGAGGACATTACGATGTTAAAAGCCTTTGACGGCGATTTAAAAACCAAACACAAAAACATGATTAACGCGCTAAAAAGAAAGTCAACCGAGGCGTTTAGATTCTTGGAGAATTACGATGGAGGAGAGGCTACAATTAAGCAGTTTCACGAGTTTGTGACCTTGTTTGAAAAGCTGCATCATTCCATTGACAAGGGCGGCTCTTTGTTTCACGATTGCCTAAATGCTATAGAACTAATCTTAAATAATAATGAGACACAGAAACCTAACTGAATACGAAAAGCAGCTAATTTTTGAAAAATGGCAAGACCGTACACCTACAAAGGTAATTGCCTTGGAAATGGGTGTAAGTTATATGTGCATTTATTACCAACTAAAGAAGCGTAACTTGGTTGGTTAAATCCAAAATGTTTATATTTGTGTATTAAATGAGAGATTTAAGAGGTCGGAGCCTTAAATCTTTCATAGGTGAAATTCACCCAAGGCCCATCGACTCCGACACGATAGGGCCTTTTTTATTTTACTTATGAGCGGATGGATTAAGGTACACAGGCAATTATCAAACCATTGGATTTGGGATAAACCCGAATATTTAAAATGGTGGTTGGACATTTTGATGCAAGCCAACATCGAACCAAAGAAGGTTTTAATTAAAAACCAGCTTATAGAAATCAACCGAGGCGAGGTTGTTTATTCTTACGAAACCTGGGCAAATAGATGGAAAATTAACAAATCTAAAGTTTTGAGGTTTTTAAAAATGCTTGAGAAAGATTCAATGATTGTGTTAAAAAGCGAAACGGTTACGACACGGATAACTATCTGTAAATATGATACTTACCAAGGTGAGCGAAACGATAGTGAAACGCAAGTGAAACGCACACGAAACGCAAGTGAAACGCAAGTGAAACCAACTAAAGAAGTAAAAGAATTAGATAAGGAAATAAGTAAAGAAATGTTTATCTCTTTGGATGAGATTACGCAAGAGATGGCAAAGGAAAAGCCAATGCAAAGACCTTACTTTTTAAGGATGCAAGAAATACACGGAATAAGTGAAAGCCATGTAAAAGACTATTTCACTAAATGGAAAATATTAAAGGAAGGAGAAGCAATGACAATAAGCAAAGCTCAGAACTCATTTAACCTTTACTTAAAAAATAGTTTATCCAGCAATCAAGGCACAAAAGAAAATGAGCCTCCTAAATACGCTAAATCAACAATAAAAGACAACTGGTGGTAAGATGAAAGAGATACAAGAATTAAACGACCTAAACAGAAATGTTTGGGGATTGATTGTACAAGCTCAGCAAACTAAGAATTGGGCCTTAATGGAAGTAAACCTAAAAAGGTTGTACGCTCTACAAAAAAAGTATGTCAATATTATAAATTTACAAGATTACGATTTAAAAGGTACTAAATTAGCATTGCAAGAAGAGGCAAGGCAAAATAGGATATTTGAAAGGCAATGGTTTACAGACCTAGCCAAGAAGCAAGGCAAATACAACGAACTTAAAACGGAAATTGATAAATACTTTTTTGAATGAAAAAACATAACAAAGAGTTCGACCTAGATTTTTGCGAGGCATCAATTAAGACATTTGCTGGCCAACGCGAGTCAATGCTAAACAATTTCCGTAAGGGCAAAGAGGCTGGGAGTAAAACCTATGTAAGGGATATCGACCAAGTAACCAGCGGAGGATTGCAAAATAAGATGTGGTCTTGGAAGGCTGGAGAGTTTAACTTGTGGACGGGATACAACAACGAAGGTAAATCCCAATTCCTTATTTTTCTTTGCGTCTTAAAGGCAATAAATGAGGGTTGGAAATTCGCTTTTTTTAGTCCTGAAAATTACCCTCCTGACGAGTTCTTCGATGACATTATACACACGATAACTGGAAAGAGTACCGACCGAGCTTACAAGAATTTTGACCTTAGCGAAGAGGAGTATTTAAATGCCTTTGATTTGGTAAAGGATAATTTCTTTTTTGTTTACCCTGAAAAAAACGGAGTTCCTGACTTTAGAATAGAACAGATTGAAAGCGTATTTGAGTTTCTTGTGTGGGAGAGAGGAGTTAACGCGGTAATTGTTGACCCGTACATTAAAATCCGTCATGAGATGGGCCCTGGAGAGCAAGAGCATTTGTACGCGTCGCGCTTTATGATGGACCGAATCAACTTTACTCGAAAGAATAATGTTTCTTATCATTTGGTAATGCACCAAACAACACCACGAAAAGAGAAAGACGGCAATTATCCGCCTCCAAGTCTCTACCAAATTAAGGGGGGGGGTACCTTTGCAGATTCGACCGACAACACCATAAGCGTTTGGAGACCGAATAGAGCAACCGACCCTAACGATACAACGCTAATAATTAAGACGGATAAGATTAAGAAGCAAAAGCTGGTTGGAATACCTTTTGAGATTACAATTGATTTTAACAGAAAGCGCAACCGTTACATTGGTAAAGATGGATTCGATTACTTTGCAAACGCAAATGTTAAAAGCCATCAATTTCCAGGAGTAGAAAAGTTTCCCAATTTGGGAACAAATAATTTTGAGATTGAAACAGAAACTAAATCACCGTTCTAAAAATATGGCAACTACTTATTTTTTATCAAACAGGAAAGAAAAAGATTGGGTGCAATTAACTAGGCAAATACAAATGTTTTGCCTTAGGAAAGGAATACCATTAGACGCAAATATTAATATTGAAATTAGTGAATCAATGATTTTTCAAACAGGATTACAGACAGTAAAAATAACTATTAACTAAAAAAACCATGAGCAAGATTTACGGCGGAAACGCAAAAATTATCCAAACCAAGTTTGGCGAAATGACAAAGATTAGCCAAAGCCGTAGCGATTTAGAAAAGCTATTGGCATACCTAAACGCAAACGATTCAGAATGGGTAAACCTGGTATTAAAGGAAAAGCAAGAAAAGGTTGAAGGCAAGCCAACTCACTACTTGGAGGTTGACGATTGGAAGCCAGTACAAGTGGCAAACAAGCCGACAGAGAAACGCATTGTCGAAAACGATAACTTACCTTTTTAAATGAAAAAAAATGATTTGTACGCAATCTTTGTGGCGCTTGTAGGGATTACCCTACTGGCGTTGCTAAAGGTTTCTAGTTTGCTGCTTTTTGTAGTGGCTTTGGCTTTGTGGACTTTGGCTTGGTCTTGGATTTACAAAAAATGTAAATGATTCAATTTAAGATAAACGAAAAGCCTTTGAGTGTTAATTTAGCTTGGCAAGGCAAACGTTTTAAAACGCCAGCTTACAAAGAATACGAAAAAGCAATGCTCTTGCGTATGCCAGCGTCAAAGGTGGACACAAGCCAAATGTTAAGGGTTGAGTTTTTTTTTGGCTTTAGCAACAAAGCTTCTGACCTTGACAATCCCGTAAAGTTATTATTGGATTTGGCTCAGAAAAAATACGGCTTTAATGATTCGAATGTTTACGAGTTAAACGTCCGCAAATGCATTGTCAAAAAAGGAGATGAGTTTATACAGATGGGGATTTATAATTTATTGCCGTTTTAAACAAAAATCTAGTTTTTAACTTGTATTATTATCGGAATCCTATATTTGTCTAAAGAATAAGGAAATGAGCATTTACGAAGGGTTATTCATACGAAAAGCACGCAAAGCCGCTGGTTATACGCAAGAGCAGTTGTCCGAGAAAATCGGACTATCCTTGGCTCCAATTAACCAAGTGGAAAATGGTTGGGAAAGCATAAGCTTAAACAGACTTAGACAGATTTGCGAGGCAATTGGCTTGGAGGTTGTAATTAGACGAAAAGATGCCGAGAATCCAGCCAACTAAAACCGATTATTCGTTAGAAATTAGATACAGACTAAGAGATGGCCAATGGTCTCCTTGGTCAAATAAAGGAAAAGGCAAGTTTGAGACAATAGAGCTTGTACAAAGGCAAATTAGAACGCTGGCGGCCGCTTATCAACTTAGAGAGAAAGAGGTACGATTTGAATGGAATGGAGTTCTTTGCGACTTTGCTGGCAATAAGACTGGCGAAGTTATTACACTTAAATAGTTAGTTTTGGGTTAGTGTTAACTGGAAAGCCTTGCTCAATCGGGCAAGGTTTTTTTACTTAAATTTGTGATTATGGAAAAGCATTTACATTGGGAAGATAAAGACAAACAAAAGGCGTTTGACCTTATAATTGAGCAAATTTGCCAAGGTAAAAGCCTTAAATCTATAATTGACTCAGACAAAAACAACCTACCAGCATACAAGACCTTTTTGGATTGGGTGGTTAAAAATGAGGAAATGAGTAACAAATACGCGAAGGCAATGACTGTTAGAGCCGAGTTAAAGTTCGAAAGCATTGAGCAAGACTATTCCGAGCCTCCACAAAGAGACGCGGAAACTGGAAAGATAGACCCAGGATGGGTGAGCTTGCAAAGATTAAAGATAGACGCAAAGAAATGGGAGTTGTCTAAGCTAATGCCTAAGAAGTACGGCGACAAGCAAGAAACAACCCATATTTTGGAAACGCCAATATTTACAGGAATCGACCTAAATGTTCCAAAAGACAACGGCGCAAGCTAAAATCTCAAAGCTCAGAAAAAGAGTAAGGATTGTACAAGGTGGCACCTCATCGTCCAAAACCTTTTCGATTTTGCCTTTGCTAATTACTCATGCAATGCAGACTCCCTATACCGAAATTTCGGTTGTGGCTGAATCAATCCCACACTTAAAGCGTGGCGCGGTTAAAGACTTTTTGAATATAATGGTCATGACTGGCAATTATCGAGACGCTCAATTCAATAAGTCAGACCTAAAATATAAGTTTTTAAACGGCTCGTTTATTGAGTTTTTCTCGGCAGACCAACCCGACAAACTTAGAGGAGCAAGAAGGCACGTTTTATTCGTAAATGAGTGCAATAATATCGACTTTGAGTCCTACAATCAATTATCAATCCGTACAAGGGATTTTATTTATTTAGATTATAATCCAACCCAAGAGTTTTGGGTGCATACGGAGCTTATAAAAGACGAAGATTCGGACTTTGTAATATTGACCTACAAAGACAACGAAGCCTTAGACGCTGCAATTGTAAAGGAAATAGAGAAGGCAAAAGAAAAGGCTAAGACATCTAAGTACTGGGAGAATTGGTGGAGGGTTTACGGACTTGGTCAGGTTGGAAGTTTAGACGGTGTTATTTTCTCTAATTGGTCATCAATCGACCAAGTGCCAGCAAACGCCAAGATAATTGGTTACGGCATGGACTTTGGATTTACTAACGACCCGACGACATTGGTTGGAGTTTATCAATACGA